TGTATATGAATGCTAGTCACATTCATGTACATTTATTTTTAGGTTCTCTTTGGAGAACTAGGATGGGCGCTACCATCTGCCTTACTGCGATACTCATCAGGACATAACTATAGGGCCTGAGATATGGCACCAGAAAGATCTTGTTTTGATTGATTTCGAGTTAGGATTCCAGCAACTTAAACGGGCTGCGATTTTGTAACTATAGGGCCCCAGAGGCACCAGGAAGATATCAGAATCGTATGCAGCGAAGGAATATCGCTGAGGATCAAAGGAAAAGACGTTTTTAACGTTTATAGCGCAACAAGAAATTCGACTACCCCCCCCATGGACCGAGAAGTCCTTAAACTCCTATACTGTTTTTAATAAAGCAGTGAGAAGCAAGTAGATAAGCACAACGAAGTCATTTGTTGGAACTGTGCTTTAGTACCCATAATATGTGTATTCAGAATTACTGGCGATTAGTGGTTCATAATGTGATTTGATTGTGTTTGACTGTAGGGCGGTCCCCTTTAGTTCACACACTTTCGTTTCACCCCACGTTGTAAGCCCTCCGATCCCTTTGTGGATGGAGTTCTGTTTCACGTCACTTTTGGCGAAAGAGTAATAGTTTCTCTTGTGATTGGTACACATCTGCATGAAGCACTTTGACGGGTGCGGATTGTATGATTGTGGGTTTCCGTTTGTTGAGAAATTCACTTACTATTCATTGTAGAGTTAATTATACTTTACGACTGATGGAATAGACATCTAAGCTGTGATATAGCTATTTGTGCCAGAATGGCACATGACTACATGAAAGACTGTGGACAGTAGGAAAGACTACAAATAAATAACCAAGACTCAATATAATGGCAAACAACACATTTACCGAGTCGTACGTCAACACCCAAATGATGCTCATTCAGGAGCGTGTGCAGGAAGATTTGTTACATGGTGCTAGTTTCTTTACTTACTTGAAAGATGTTCATTGTCTTGAAAGTATGAAGAGATTGTGTACTGGTAACCTTGTGCGGAAGCAATCTTGCGCAATCAAAAAACAAAATAAAAATAAAGTTTTCTGTTGTGATAGCAATATCAATGTGTTCGTTTATGTGTTTGACCGAAAGGTTGCGGTATACGCATCACCGTTTGAAACGATGCGCCAGATTTGCCACAGATATAATCTACCCATCGTTGGTATGTGGTTCAAGTTTGGAGCAAAGCCTGTGAACATGGATGTGGCAATCCATGAATATGGTATGATTGAAGGTTCTACCATTATAGGCAATGGTCGATTGTTAGGTGGTTCTCCCACCTACATGATACCGTTATACACTCATGTTGCTGAGTGTGAACGTCAGGTTATCTTTGAAGGATGGTCTCTACAAAATGATGAGACTTCTGCAGAAGATGATGACGTGGCTGGAGGATTTTTCTTGAAGTGCATAGATTCGCTCGCCAAAGCTGATCTTATGTTGACTATGGATGATCCATGGATTTTGAATCTATTCGAGAATTTCCTCCAAATAGTCTACTGGCTGCGGAAATGTGACAGTAAGCGAGATTACATCATGTGTACGGGATTGGCTTTCAAGCTACTTACCGGAAAGGGTGTTACCTCACTTTTTTGGAATTCATTCCAGGTCACGAATCTTCAGAGTGATACTTTCACTCGAGGATTATACAAGGCTCGAGATCTATTCACCACATCGAGCACTCTTATCAATGATCCGATTGTTGGCAAGATCAGGCAGATTTATACTTATCTGCTTGTGCAAGGTGTTCTCGGGCACTTCGGTAAAACGATGTCGCCTGAGGAATTTAAGCATCTCGATGCCAAAACGCGTGTTACTTCGAAGAGCAATATAAGTTTGGTTATGCTAATCATTGAGACGGCCATCACTATTTGCGAACGTTTGGATACGTATCGCATTACTGGGGAATGGTTGTCACTTGTGCATGATGATGTAGCATATGTGAAGTGGGCACAGGAGGCCGATAGACTCATTGGTCTCGCCCCTTTCACGTCCAATTTGAGTGCACATAACACCACCTATTTCTCGTTCATCTCTGATCTTAATGACGCAGTTGAGAAAGGAGAAGCTATCTGTAAGTACACTAAGAACAACCTTGGTGTGGACAGTATTCAAATGCGACGTAAGTTGCAAAATTTGCAGATGGTGAAGAATGTAGAGATCACTAGGAGAGCTTCTCAGAAGGAACGTAAAGCCCCGTTTGGAGTACTCATCCATGGTGGTTCAAGTGTTGCGAAATCCACATTCACCAAGATGTTGTTCTATTACTATGGTCAGTTGCACGGTCTTGACACTAGTGATCACTATCGCTATGTTCGGAATCCAACAGACGAATATTGGAGCAACTTCGATTCAAGCAAGTGGTGCATTCAGATGGACGATATAGCCTTCTTGCTGGCATCAAAGTGTTCAGACACGGATCCAACTTTGAAGGAGATGTTGAATGTGGTGAATAATGTTCCGTACGTTCCACCTCAAGCAGCTCTGGAAGACAAAGGTAAGACACCAGTCATGGCTAAACTTGTTTTGGCTACGACAAACACTCCCGATCTCAACGCACAGGATTATTTCGCGTGTCCACTTGCAGTGCGTCGGCGTTTACCCTATGTCGTTCAAGTGGTGCCCAAGGACAAATATCTGCACACTAATGGTAAATTCATTGATCCAAGGAAACTCGAGTTGGATAACACCAGCTTTCCTGATTATTGGAATATCACTGTGCAGAAATTGGTACCTGTGGAGTATCATAATCGTGACTCAGCCAAGCTTGAGAATGTGGAAACTTTCACAGATGTGCGAGAATTTCTCAAGCATTTTGCGAAGGCTTCGTTGGATCACGAACAAGTGCAAACCAAGTCTGATGCTTGCGATTCACATATGCGCACTCTCAAGGTGTGCAAGCTGTGTTACAGCATTGGTGATGAATGTCGCTGTTTGCAAAGTGAAGTTCTTTTTCGGTTCGTTGTGGCGAATATTCTCTTCACGCTGGTCCAACACATCATTTGTTGGATCTTGTACCTTTCGTTCACTGTGTTTTTTGCATGGTGTTATAGGTTCAAGATTTCGAAATTGGCGTTGGCTAGAATGACGAGATTCCTCGATCATGAGATGGAACTGAAATTCCTCGGACGCATGAATGCGATGGGGGATGTTCATTACAAGGTGTCCATTCGAAGGGTCATCCAAGCTGGTTTTTTCCTTGTTAGCTTTCTGGCTGTTTGGAAATTAACCAACACCATTACGGAGAAGGTTTGTAGACCCAAGAAGAAAGTTGAGGATGAACAAGAACAGAATGTTGCTTGTAGTGATAGGACCGAATATTCTCTTCAGGGTAATGTGCTTAACACCACAGAAGCCCAATTAGAGAAGGAAACCTCACAGAACGTGTGGTACAATTCCACGTTGCAGTTAAATCAGTTTGATGTTCCCAAGGCTTCTCTAAGCTTGGCGAATTTATCATCTTCTGATGCTCGTGACTTGTTCCATGCGAATTGTGTTCGTTTGGAGATTACCGCCCTAGATGAGGATTATGTCAGTCGTACTGGCGCTGTTTTCCTTAAGGGCCAGAATCTGTGTGTGAATCGTCATTCATTCAGGTTAGGTTCGCGTTTCATGATTAAGATCATTGATAGTTCACCAGCCCAAGGACTTACGTCCAACAGCTTGTGTTATGTTTCTCGGTCTGAGATGCAGGAATGCGTTGAGCGCGATATCGTCGTTTTCAAATTGCATAATGTTCCTCCTCGGAAGGACATTTTGAAATATTGGAACGAAAGTGTAATTCCAGTCACTCGAATGGTTTCTGTCACGAGAGAGATGTCAGGTAATGCCATTTTCACCGAACTTTTTAACGTCAATTATTGTGAGAATTTTCCAGTAGAAATGCTGGATGTTCGCATGCCCTTATATATGGGTGTGGGCACTGTTATGACGAAGAATGGTGATTGTGGTTCGCTTGGGATCGCTTTGACTCCTAAAGGTCCTGTCATCCTAGGGTTACATACACTGGGATACAACACTACTGTGGGTTTCCCCCACGTGTCGCGCAGCACGCTTGAGCGATTGTGCGACACTACTGTACCAACTGTTTCGGGTGGTGGAGAACCCATGCTATCACTGAATGGTGAGACTGTTTTAGTTGAACCACATCACAAAAGCATTTTCCGCTACCTACCACACGGCACAGCAAATATCTATGGAAGCTTTTCTGGATTTCGTCCTAAGCCCCGTAGTCGTGTTTGTGACACTCCCTTGAAAGATCGGATGTTTGAGCATTTTAAGTGTGAATCTGAGTTCGGACGTCCGAACATGTCTGGATGGGAGCCGTGGCACAATAATGTCAAGGAAATGGTTGTGCCTCACACTGATATTGATCAAAGTCTCCTTGATCACTGTGCAGATTCGTTTGCCAATGAGATCATTGAGACATTGGATGGAAAGTCCAAGGATTGGCGGGGACAACTCGTTTTCCTTAGTGATCGTGCAGCTGTGAATGGTTTACCAGGTGTCAAGTTCATTGATCGCATCAATGTGAATTCTTCGATGGGACATCCATGGTGCAAGTCCAAGAAAAATTTCTTGGTGAGTGCACCAGATCAAACCTATCCTGAAGGAGTTGATTTTGATGAACAGGTATGGGATCGCGTGCGTAAGATTGAAAAGCTTTATGCTGAAGGTCAACGTGCGTATCCCGTGTATACCGGTCACTTGAAGGATGAAGTTTTACCTTTGAGGAAAATTCAAGCTAAGAAGGTGCGGATGTTTACAGGTGCTCCCATTGATGCCAGTTTGGTCATCAGAAAGAAGCTGTTGTCGTTTGTGCGTCTTTTGCAGAAGAACAAGTTTGTGTTCGAAGCAGCACCAGGTACAGTTGCACAGTCCATTGAGTGGACACATATCCATGAGTATTTGACAGCTCATGGTGACGACCAGATTATTGCTGGAGATTATGGAAAGTTTGATAAACGAATGATAGCTTCGTTCGTTTTGTCAGCTTACCGTGTCATTATTGCTATCCATCGTGCAGCAGGATTTTCTGAGCAGGAGCTCAGAGAAATAATGTGCATTGGATATGATACAGCTTTTCCGGTCGTGAATGTCAACGGGGATCTCGTTGAATTCTTCGGTACGAATCCCTCAGGCCATCCACTAACTGTCATCGTGAACTCTATTGTGAACAGTTTGTATATGCGTTATGCATACTGTTTAATCAACCCGCAAGGGAAAAACTGTAGAGATTTCAAGAAGAATATCAATTTGATGACATATGGTGATGACAACGCGATGGGCGTGTCGCGTGCTGTTCCGTGGTTCAACCACACAAATATTCAGAAGGCTTTGGCTACCATTGGTGTAGAGTACACTATGGCAGATAAGGAATCTGAATCACGCCCATATATCCACATTAATGATTGCTCCTTTTTGAAGCGATCTTGGCGTTACGAGAGTGATTTGCAAGCTTTTGCTTGCCCATTGGAGGTGAAATCAATTCACAAGTCGCTCACGATGTGGGTACCTTCAGGAACCATTGATGCGTATGCACAAATGGTTGCTGTTATTAGTAGCGCCAATACCGAGTTCTTCTTTCACGGTCGAGAGATCTTTGAGGAACACCACCTCTTCTTTAAGTTAATTTTAGAAGAGGAGCCCTACCGATTTTATGTCGGTGAAGCGACCCTGCCAAACTGGGAAACTCTTTGTGAGAGATTTCGGCGGGCGTCAGAGGGCCTATAAATGTCCCAGTGCGCATATATGTATTTGGCAGTTCATGTTTGCGTTAAATTACATGTCAGGTAACAATCATAAGAAAGAAGAAAATAAGAAAGTTGAAACAGTCACTAAAAGAACTGTTCCTGCACGTGCGCCTACGAGCGCGCATTGGCAGAGTATTTCGTCTCGTTTTTTATTGCAGAGTGAAGAAGTCGCGGTACCGATGACTGAAGTAAATGTCACGTTTGAGGAATCTACGCGTGGAGAAATGATGATGGCCTCGAACGCTGATGACACGATTGCAGTGGTTGATTCGACCCCAGATTTAGGTTTAGGCCAATTTCTGGGTCGTCCTGTTACCATTGATACCTTCACTTGGGGAACGTCGAACGCTATTGGAGTGACGCGAACGATTAAACCTTGGCAGTTATTCTTGAACACTACTGTGGTTAAGAACAAAATCAACAACTATGCTTTCTTGCGTGGTAAATTGCATGTCAAGGTTGTTATCAATGCAACTCCCTTTCAGTATGGTTTGATGCGGGTCTGTTATAGCCCACTCCTAGACCTTGTCTCTGATAAGATCAGGACAAACACGACTTCAGATCTTCCTTTGCGTATTCCGTACTCGCAACAACCTGGATTTTACATCGAACCACAGCTCAACGCTGGTGGTGAAATGGAACTTCCATTCTTTTATCACAAGAATTGGTTGGATATTACGAACAATACGGATGTACTTAATATGGGTACGCTCAATTTTGTTACATTCGCTGCGTTTGCCGTGGCTATCGCCACAGCACCTACGAGTATCACGGTGAAAACAATCGCATGGATGACCGACGTAGAATTGATGGGAACTACAAATAAGCTCGCATTGCAGGCTGATGAGTATGGTAATGGTGCTATTTCTAAGCCAGCAACTGCTGTAGCCAATGTTGCAGGGATGTTGACCAAAATTCCCATTATTGGACGCTTTGCGCGTGCCACTGAGATTGGGGCTAATGCTGTCTCCAAAGTTGCAGCTCTATTTGGGTACACAAATCCCCCCAATATATCTGATGTGATGCCCATTTATCAGATGTCTGCGCCCCATATGGCTACAGCTGAAATTAGTGTGCCATATCAAAAGCTGACGCTCGATCCGAAAACCGAGCTAGCGATTGATCCCACACCATTTGGTTTGCCAAATCAGGATGAGCTTGCGTTGAACTATTTAAAGAAGAAAGAATCATTCTTTGGTTCGACTAGCTGGTCTACATCTGACGCTGAAAGTACGCAAATTTTCAATGCGCGTGTGACGCCCACTCTACGTGACATCATCACCCTGCGGAATGGTGCATCGACTGCTGTTGGTTACAGACATTATGACACTCCGTTGTCGTATCTTGCCAACATGTTTGCCAATTGGCGTGGATCTCTCAAGATCCGCATCAAAGTCGTGTGCACAAAGTATCACAAAGGGCGTTTGAAGTTATCTTGGGACCCTGTGTCCAACATTACAACTGTTGATCCAGGTCTGAATGAATGCTATACACATATTTTAGATATTGGAGAAACTGATGAGATCACTTTGGAAATACCCTATCACCAGGCCTTGGCTTGGTTGTACACACACGATAACCCTACTGCCACTGGATGGACGCTGGGCACTACCAATGCTCCCGGTCAGACTGTGCACAATGGTGTTCTCACCGTGCGTGTATATAATACGTTGGAGGCACCATCTACTAGCACTGTTGCCATATTGTTTTATGTTTCTGCTGGGGATGATTTTGAATTTTCAAATCCCAAAGGAAACATTACAGCTGGTTCAACAGGTGCGAATTGTCCAGTACCATCTTTTTTCGCACTGCAGAGTGAAGAGGTGTTGAAATACCATTGTTTTGGTGGCAAATCAACACCTGCTGCAGAGCGATATGGTATGAATTACGGTGAAGCGGTTTTGTCATTACGTAAACTGTTGCGTCGTTCGCATGTGATGGACACAGTTCCATTACCGAACGGTGCGACTAATTCGTATAACATTTACCGAAAGGGGATTTCACGGATTCCTTATACGCCTGGATTTGTACCGGTGGCCTGGCCTACAGATGCAAATAAAGTCGTGGGTGCAGGAACTAGTGATTATTCCTTCGCCACAATGCACATGATTCCCTATGTTGCTGGGATGTTTCTCGGCATTAGGGGTGGTATCAATTACACTTTGACTGTCAATAGTCCGATCGTTCGTCCGGATGATATTCGTGTCATCCGAGCGACCGATTCCGGTAGTGTGACAGCCACCAATCGTGTTGTGCAGTTGATCACGAGTTTCCTTGGATCTTCAAGTTTGTCCACGAAAGTGGCAAATCTTGGGTCCATTTGGAATCTGCGCGATGGACTTGCAGGTTACGCTGTGACCTCCACGTCTGTCGCTCCATCGGTGCAGTTTACACTGCCCGATAATAACAATTACAACTTTACGTTGTCCGATCCAAGTAACTTCGTTGAAGGTTCAACAGCAGATGGTACCCATCTACAAAGTGCTTTGGTTTCAATTATCGTTGCAAACACTACTGCGAATGATGAAGTGGGTTACACCACTCTTCAGACTGCAGCTGGTGCTGGCGCCGATTTTACATGTATGTATTTTTTGTGTTGTCCGACACTTGATCATCTGATCGGTGACCCAACACCTGTATAATTGCATGTTTCATTTTAAAACACACGTTGCAGTCGTGTGTCTCCTCTTTGTGGGGAGTTTTACTCCGCTAATTCGCGGTTGCGCTTCTATCAAGAGTTTTGTACTCGTGGCGCAGCCACGAGGAAATTTTGCTCGGATGAAATTGCAACCTTTTGACGAATTGGTGTGTGAAATTGCA